AGATTTCCTGCCGTTTGGCATCACGGGCACGCCAGAGCAGTTCTTCCGGTGTCGGTTCTGGTTCCGGAGCGGGCTGCATGTGCCAACACTCCAACGGGGTTGCATCCGGATGTTCGTTGTGGTACTGTTCCTGTTCTTCTGAGAGCGGAAGATAAGCCCCAACCTCATAATCGTCTATATCTGTACTTATGAGATAGGAATCAGGAAGTTTTACTTTCGTTTTCCAAAAATTAATGTCTTTATGAATGTATATCATATTGCTATTCTTAATTGTGATAATATAAACAAATTATACCCTGTCCTCCTTTTCCTCCTTTACGTGACAGACCACCACCTCCTCCGCCACCAGCTCCAATGCCACCATTTCCGCCATTCGTAGGATTGCTTGAGCCTGAATTTCCACCATTTCCACCTGATTCAAGACCTGCCGCCCCACCACCTGCTCCAGACCCATCCGAACCAGATCCGTTCGAGCCTTTCCCCGAAGTTCCACCTCCTCCAAATAGGCCAATAGGAATAAGTACATTGTTATATTTATATCCTGTACCACCTTGATAAGATTGACTATTTCCACCTTTATAACCGCCCATACCATCTGCATTACTTACACTGTTTCCACCGGTCATTCCTGACGATGAATTTCCATTACCCGACATAGATGCGCCTGAACCACCAGCATAACCGTAAGAACCATTCCAATAACCAGGAGAGCCTCCACCATTATTACAAATCGCGATATCGGAAGATGGGTTTTCTACCAACTTTGATAGAATGGTATATATACTGTCTGGTATTTTAGAGCCATTACCAAGCCCTCCTGCTCCCTCACTATTACCTCTTTGCCCTCCAGCACAGATTATCGTATCCCCGTTTATTTCAAGAGTTGTACTATCCCCATCAGTTTGTGCATTTACAGGCTTTGCAATTTTACAAGTCAAAGTTTTCGGTAGCAAAGAGATTTTTATATTACGAGCAAATGCTATTGTTCCAGAAGCTCCACCGCTACCACTGTTTGTGCCACCTCCGCCGCCACCTCCAACGATTAGCAAATCCACAAACTTATATTTTTTCTCTATTATATAATTCTGTTGGATACCTAAAGGACTTACCAGCTTTACCAATTTAGGCACTGTATTATATAGATTACCTGATATCAATCTACGTTTCATCTCTTCCTGTTTTGAATTATACCCTAACTACTATTATCCCGTGTTCTTTCTTCAAGGATACACCTGTCGGTTTCCCGTTCGGTAACGTTACACTTGATTCCTCGGACTGCCAGCCAGAACCATTAGGGACCGGTTGGTCAAAGTCCGACCCGGAACTGTTCAAGATCGACAGATAGAATTCCTGCATTTCCGGTACGCTGGCGATATCGGCAAAGTTGATCGCTTGCGGGGATTTGCTTGTGTATTTGAAGCGAAGGTTATACGGTGATGACGGAAGAGCCGCCAGAGACTCGACATCGACATACTCTTTCAACCTCAAAGAGTCCGATACCTTCGTTTTCTCTTCATTGCTGTAATTATTGTCGGTATGGACATAAGCAGCGTCCTTGACCGTATGGTCGTCATTCTGAAGCTGGGAGAGCTTGGTCGGGATGCTGTTCTGAACATTCGCGATGCTCTGATTCAGCCCGGCGATAATCCCTTGCAACGTCTGTGTGTCCTCCACGCTGGCAAGGAAGGCAATGATCTCGTTGAACGATTCGATGGCACTCGATGCGTCACCCGAAACGAGCGTGTTGACTTGCTGCTGCAAGGCTGTCAGCGCGTTCCTGATTTCCGTGTCGTCGTAGCTTTCCCCGTCCTGTCCTTCGGCTACCACCCCCGTATCTTCTTCGCCTATTTTCCAATGCTTGGTTTCCGGATCGATCGAAGGAACCGGGGCATCGTTTCCCCGAAGGTTCGGGGTGTCGAACTTACCTTCAGCCGTCGTGATCGTCAGGATATAGGTCGTGGCATCATTCGTTTTAACCGTGACCTTCGCCTCCTGCATGACGGCCGGCAGCTGGGCAAACGTATGAACGCCATCAGCCAGCTTCATGTTGAATTTACCGTTTTCCAAACGTTCAAATAACCAGACTGATGCAGGATAGACGGTTACGTTATCGGCCCATTCGGCGGTCGTCTGTTCGATCTGTTGATAAATAAATGCACCTTTCTTACTCATTGCTCAAATATCCTTGTTTTATCGTTCGTACTGATTCATTGTAATAATTGGCTCCTGTCAGATAAACATTACCGGGCAAGGCTGTACCGCTGCCGGATTCCTTCCACGAAGCTTTTCCCCCGGCAAGATCATAAAGCCGATAGAACACATATTCGCCATCTTCTGCTACACGTACTTCATCGCCGATACGAAAATTGATGGTTGTACCGTCGGTATTGACATAGCTCAATGTATTTTCGTCCGGGATAGCCTCCAACGTCGGGATCTCCGGTTTGTTCTTGATGTAGTTCTTATTGACAGGATCGGTAACGTTCCAGTCGGGTTGCAGTCCACTGATGACTCCTTCGGCGGCTTCGGCTGCACGATTGGCGCGGTCGGCGGCTGTGTTGGCCTTGCCGGTTGCGACTATGGTATCTTCCTTTGCCGTATTAGCAGCCAAAGCTGCCGTATCCGCCAGTCCTGCCTTTTCATTGGCCAGAGTAGCGGCAGCTTTGGCTGTATTTGCCGCCTTGTCTGCATTTTCTTTTGCCGTGTTTGCGGCCAAAGCTGCATCCGTCGCCGATTTTGTAGCAGTCTCGGCAGAAGCTATGGTATCATCCGCACGCTCTACAGCCGCATTAGCATTTTCGGCGGCAGTTGTAGCCGAGGATGCTGCTTCATTCGCTTTATCCGTTGCGGTATTGGCATTTAATGTTGCCGTGTCAGCCTTTCCTGCGGCATCATTGGCCTTTCCTGCGGCTATATTGGCTTCAACAGTTGCTTTATCTGCTTCTTCCTTTGCCATATTGGCTGAAGCTGCTGCGGTATCGGCATTCTCGGCTGCGGTATTGGCTATACCGGCTTTTTCCTCCGCCAATGCAGTGGCAGCAACAGCCAATTTGGTCGCTGCATCAGCATCTCCGGCAGATTGAGTTGCTTGACCAGCTGCGGCATTTGCTAAAGCTGCGGCATCATTTGCAGCCTTGGTTGCCGCCTCTGCGCTCACTTTTGCGGTGTTTACATTCGATATAGCAGTATTAGCTTCCTCCTTAATTTGGGACATCTGTTCACGAACCTCTTTTGCCGCATCCGTTGCCGGCTTCATAAGTTCGGCCTTATCAGTCTCTGTCAGATCAGAAAAATGCAGTTTCAATTGATCCACTTCTGCTGGTGTCAGATCGGAAAACTTCATTTTCAATTCTTCACGGTCGAAAATATCCACGTATGCACTATCCGGCTCACCTTCGTATTTCATTTGAAGCGTACCGTTCAACTTTCGAAAAACCGGCTTCTCTCCTTTCGGCCCACGAATTTTCTCAATTTCCAACAGATTCTGCCAAGCACCATTAGCTCCTTGTTTCCAAAGGATGTATTTATCGTTTATCCCTAAAAACGCACTAAGGCCGGGATCGCCCTGTTTACCTTTCATTGCAGAGGGCAAAGCACGCTTAGGTCTCCCACCCTGAATGATCAGGATCATATCATTATCGGTTATTGTTCCGGCTGCCGGAAGCAAATTAGCCCTGATTATTTCAAATTCTTCTGCCATATCAATTGAAAACTATTATTCTACCTTGCTCGTCTGCCAATAACCCCAAATCCGGATCCTTCAGCACACGGTAACGAACATCACCGCCGGCATCTATCCAACTCACTACGGGAACAACAACAGAAATAGTGAATCTTGCCCCTATCCGGTTCTCCTGCCAGACTTCCACAGAAAAGGACGGGCAATCAGTATAGTACACCTGAATGATACCATCCAACGTCTTAATATATAATTCCTGATTTCCTACACCGGATATCTGGCTAAAGAATGCCCGATAATTATTCAGAAACTCTTCCACACTGCCGGCCAACATCCAAAGGGACAGTTTTATTTCCCTATGCTGGGTTTTGATTGTCGAAAGGTCTACCGTACGGCCATCGGTGAACGGCGCCTTAACCGCAGGATATTTCAAGATGTCCTCCTGGTTATCGTCCGATCCTATACCGAAGTCTGCAAAGTCTATCCCATTAATCGCATACTGCCCGCGAAGCCCGATACCGCCGGCCGGAGTTGCCGGATAAATGGCATGATTGTCCTCGACAAAAGAAAGTTCAAACACAGATACGTTCTCCCCTGCATTAAATGGCACAGGCTGTTCGTGAGAAGAGCCGACATTGAATCGTAAGCGGTTGGTCATACCGGCAATAAGATTGAATTCCCGATAGCCCGGTGCGGACAGATCAGCAACAAACTTTCTATACCCAGACCAGAACTGCTCAAGCGTTTCTGCCTTCATGAGGAATTTCAACTTGACGGTCTTAGGTTCGAACTCCACAACCGAGAGATCGGGATCGATTCCGTCGGCTTCCGCCCAGTTGTTATATTTGACTGCCTTACGTTTGGGGTATTTCAGAAGATCATCAAAAGAACCTTCCAATAATTTACATCCCCATTCAGTATATACGTCTTTTCCATCTATTGTCATAATACACGTGCTGTATGGTCTTTATGAGTTATTACCTTACCGCCAGCGTTCTTTACGAACACCACGGCATAGTTACTCGCATGGATCTCGGCTTCCGCCCCGTGCATCAGGATCACGTTGTAGCGGCCGATCGTATCAAAATGAAGGATTGCCTTGGAACCGGCCAAGAATACCTTCACCGGATTCGTCAGTTTCACGTCCGTCTCGATATAGATTCCCATGCTTTCGGCCTTCTTGCCCCGGAACTCTCGTAATTGTTCCATAGACGGGAAATTATTCTTCGTGCAGAACTCCGTACCCTGCGGTGTCAGCAGAAGGCGCATAAGCTCTTCTTTGTTTTCCGTGCCATGCAACAACCGGCAGGCACCTAACCGGTTTGCTATCTCAAAAAACTCTTTATCCATAATGCTACATTTTTACTTTTACGTTAATAGTACCTTCCAAGGCATCAACCGTGCCTCTGGTGTTCTCCGATATCTTACCGGCAACCTCTTTGATCTCTCTCGTATTCTCGGCGATCCGATCGGTATTCTTTTCCACTTTATCTGATAGTTCGCGGATGGCCTTCACATCTTCCCAACCTCTGGATTGCATATCATAGATCAGCCTCATTTGTTCACGGATCGGTTGCATACTGCCGCGGATGTCTTCCAACAGAACACGGACGGCTCCGGTCTGACCGGCCAACAGGTTTATGCTTTCTTGGGAGGCTTTGGCATACGCGCCTTTCAGGGAATTTTCAGAAACTTCTTCTTTCTCCGGTTCTTCCACCTCATCTTTCATCAGGCTATCAGCCCAACCGAACTGCCTGTCAATCTCTTTTTGCAGTTCTTCCGCCATATTATAGATATAATCCTGTTCCCAACCGGAAAGGACATTGTCGGCATAGAACTCCTTCAGTTTGTCACGAATCTTCTCCATCGCACCGGAAGATTCCGTTGCTGCCTTGATGGATTCTGTGACCATCTGGCGCATCATTTTTTTGACGGTATCTTTCGCTGATTCTGCCCGGTCCTCACCGGAAGCCCACGCTTCGGCTTGTGCGTTAGCGAAGTTGTCAATGGCGGATTTCAGGTCTTCCCCGAAGATGGCATCTTTGGCCTTCTCCTTGTTTTCTGCTATAACGTCGTTGATTTCCTCGATTTGTTCCTGCCACTCCTTGATACGGCTGTCATCAGTTTTTTTCTTGTCCTGTTCCTCTCTGATCTGTTGCTGGATAAGGATCTTCTGTTGCTCCAGCAGCTTGTTGTTCTGCTCAATCATTTTGGAAGCATCCTTTGAATAGGCCTTCTCGATTGACTTTTCCAACTTACCGTAAGATTTATCCAATGTATCAATTTGATCCTGCAACCGCTGGATACGTTTCTCGTTCTTCTTGTCATGGATTTTGGCGATGGCACCGGCCAAAGATGTAACGACACCAATGGCAGCACCGGCAGACGCACCGAGTGGACCGAACATGGAACCGGCTTTCGCACCGTTCATTGCAGAACTTACAGTGTCCATAGCCACACTGAAACCTTCAGCTATCCCACCGAATACACCACCAAACGAATCTCCGAGCTTCGAAAACGTGTCAGAGAGGAACTGTCCGGTCTGCATAATTTCACTCATGCCCTCTTCTATTTCTGCCAAACCTTCTTTTAACTTCCTGGCATCACTTTCAGAGATAAAGACTTTTTTCAGGCCATTTGAAACTTTATTAAAAGAGGTTTCCATTTGGTCGGCTTCATGGCGGACATTGGCTATTTCATCCTTGATGGCCTTCAACTGATCCGGTGATTTGCGAAGCACATCAAACTGTTCTTTGGTAATACCGAATGAATTATCAGAGGAATATTCCCCTCTTTCAAGAAAAGACAAGAATTTTTCTGCTTCATCCGCAATGGCACGAATAGAGGTGATATTCTTTTTACTCATATCATCAAACAGCCGGGTGATGATGGAGGTGCTCTTTTGGGCTTCATTATCCACGTCCGCCAGCTCTTTCTTCATACCTTCTGCAAGGGAAAGCCGTTCACCTTCTGTTGTGGCCCTTGCTATCTTCTCATTATAAAGCTCCGTGATAGCCTGACGCTTTTCCAAATATGAACCATATTCTTTCAGGTATTCGTTCATGGCGCGTTTCTCTTCCTCCAGTTGTTCCTTATTCACATTGGAGGTCGATTGCTCTCGTTTAACGTATGAATTGACCAAAGCGGTATGAATCTCGACCGTCTGCTCTTTGCTTAGTTTGCCGCCTTGCGCGTCTTTCCACTCTTTCTCTTTGGCGAGTATGGCTGCAATCTCATTGTCATAATCGAGGTTTATCTGGGCGATCTTCTTGTCGGAACCTTCTTTCATCAGGTCAATTTCGGATTGCTGGTTTTGACGACGGAGGGATAAAAGTTCGTTATGAATCGTTTTTTGCTGTTTGAGTTGCTTATCCGCCTCTTTCTTTTCTTGTTTTTCGCGCTTGGTCGAATCAGAATATTTGTCTATTTGCGTTTGCGCCTCTTGTATCTGTTTTGTATACTTGCTCCAATCTTCAGAGTTCTTTTTTGATACATCCAAGGCATTACGAGCAGCTTCTGCATCCTGTTTCTGCTTCTCCCAATAGGATTTATTCTGTACAACAGAGATACTATTCCTCGTTAATGAATTGATCTTTCCTGTTGTCTCATCTATCTGCTTATTCAAAGCATCAAGCCTGATACTACTAATGATATCAGGAACACCCACCCACACAGAAGCTATATCCTCTGATTCCGTCAAAGTTTTATCAAGTTCATCCCTTTCCTCGATAAGTTTTCTTTTCACATCCTCATAATGCTTAACCTTCTCTTCAACAGGAGTGTTAGCCTCCCATTGGGCTTCTTTTATTTTATCTATTTCTTCCTTATGGAGTTTTGCAAGATTATTAGCAGTATCAAGTTGCTTATTAAGTCGTTCTACATCATGAATCCATGAATTACCAGATTTATTGTACGGAGAAGATTCTGTCTCTTGTATTTTCTTTTTAAGGTCCTCTATTCTTTTCAGATCAGCCTCATAAGCCTTAACCGCATTGTCTATTTCTCTCTTCTCATTGACAGATGATAACATCTTATTTTGCTGATCCTGAGGCAAATTCTTAAACTCTTCGAGACTCACATTTCCAAGTTCGGGAAACAGTTTTATCAGCTCTTTGTATGCCTTAACCTGCGAATAAACAGATTCAGTCTCACTATTTATTTTTGAAATCAGACTGTCTGTTTTAGAGGTAAGTTCCTGTTTCCTGTGCGCGGCTTCTTCTTGTTCTTTACTAAGTTGCTTTTGGGCTTTCTCGACAGCGGTTGTACTATCATGAAGAACCCACATAGTAGCGGTAAAACTGGCTACGATGGTGGCAAGTAAAACATAAGGATTAGCTTTCATTGCCGCATTTAAAGCCAATTGAGCGACAGTCTGCGCTTTTGTCATAATTGTTTGGATTCCTTTTGCGGCCGCATCTACCCTTGCGGCAACAGCCCAACTACGAGTTAATGTAATACTGGCTATCAAAGCAGTCCGATAAACTCCATAAGTAGCAGCCAACCCAGCCAATACCTTACCTATCGTTTCATAGTTTTCTATCAACGAAGTGGTTGTTTGGATACCCTTAATTATGACACCCTCCGATTTCTGCCCCAATTCATTGAATACTGAATCCATCGCATCTTGCATCATGGATAGCTGACCGTTAATAGTTTTTGAAGCGTTCTCAGACATATTATAAAACTTACCACCAGCGGAAGTGGCGTCTATGAATGCTTGCTGTACCATTTCTGCGGAAATAGCCCCCTTAGACATCTCATCTTTGAGCGTAGCAATAGATTTTCCGGTCTTATCTGCCATGATTTGTAATGGATTGAATCCGGCATTAATCATCTGATTAAGATCTTGCCCCATCAACTTTCCTGCCGCCGACATTTGAGAGAAAGCCAACGTAAGCGAGTTAAACCTTTGGGTATCTCCCATAGAGACATCGCCAATAGCCTGTAAATAACGTGGTACTTTCTCAGCCTCGATATTAAAGCCTAACATCATCTGCGTAGCTTGGGTTACATCCGAAAACTCTAACGGAGAAATCTTAGCATATTCACGTACTTGCGACATAAGCGCATCCGCTTTTTCCTTGCTTCCCAACAAGGTTTGAATAGCCGTATCTGCGGCTTGGAACTCGCCACGCACACGGATAATTTCAGAACCCAACGCTTTCAACACACCTACCCCACCGATAACAGCCAATACCTTCTTCCAAGAAATAGCAATACCGTTATTGCTATCTACTACCTCTTTAGCATCGTCTTTATAAAGGGCATATTCGTCACGAAGTTTCTTTACAGACAGACGTGCCCCAGCTTGTTGTTGTGTCAAGTCGAACAAAACTGCCTTCTCTTCATCCAAAGCCTTACGTACAGCATTATATTCTTCCAATTTCTTATTAGCGGACAATGGATTTCTTTTCAATGCGATGCGATAGGCTTCACCAAGGCGTTTTACATCCGCTTCTATGCCTTTAATTACCGACTTTTGAGCGATAATCTTTTCTGAGAACCCGTTTACAACTTGCGAGGCATCAAATATTTTCTTTTTAAAACCTTGATTTATCTCATTACCAGCACGTACAGCTGAAACGACAAGAGAATCCAATTCTTTCGTGTTTTTAGCTAATTGGGCTTCCATCGCACGGAAAGTAGCTGGAGATGTATTGCCATCCATCCCAGAAATAGTAGATTTCAGCTTATCTATCTCTTCCCGTAACTTAATGACTTTTTGATAGTCTGCTTCTATGTGAAACGCTAATTTGGGCATACATCAATGTTTTGGATAAAAGTACATTAGACAAATGAAGTAGTAGAATTTTATGAGAATAGATACATGACAATGGAAAGATTGTCGTGAATATAGAATCATGCTCCTCTTTTTTGTCTCATAAGATCCTTTCCCGACATCTTCTTTACTTCTGTTCCATCTTTATCCTCATGGATATCGATAGGTTTATCAGCACTCATCAAGAGCAAAAGAAGATAAGGAAGATCCTCATACACCTCCCTGTAAGAAAGATGCAAATTTTCCATAAATAAGGTAATACTTCCTACGATGGTATTTCCTCCTACTATTTGGGTTTTACTGTTAGATTTGCCAGCTCCATCGCTAACTGGCAGACTACGAAAAAATCACGTCCAGTTATTAACTCAAAAGCGACAAAATACGCTTGCAATAATTCTTCTTTAGAACCTGAAAGCATCTGCCGTTCGAGGCTTTCAGCTCTTTTTTGATAATTCGGGACATCACCAACCACCAAGAATGAAAGTCCCTTGACGATATTCTCCAAATTGACAGGAGCGACCTTCATTAATTCCCGCACAGTGCCATTTTCCGGTAAATCGACCTTACTTAAATATTGGGTAGCCCTCATTATCACTTTGATAGAAGGAGCTTTGATTACATATACTGTTCCCCCTACAACAATAGCTTTTCCATAAGTACCGGAAAGTAACTCTGATATGTTTTTTGAAACCTCACTCATAGTTTAAATATTAGAGGGTGATTGCTCACCCTCGTCATTAACTTATCCACCCAAAGTTGTATCCTCCCCGTCTTCCCAGCGCTCAATAGGAACGCCGGCTTTGGTTGGTTTCAACGCCGTAAAAACAAGGGCTAAGCCAATTGCCTTTTCATTCGCTTTACCAGAAGCAGAAACACCGGCACGAGGAAAAATAATTTTCACACCATCTTCAGTTGTGGCACGGACGGTAAACTCTTTACTTTCTACATGATCGGCACGTTCCCATGTACCCGGCTTACTTTCTGAACCCGCAGTAAACTTACCTCCTTGGAATTTAGCCTTAGTTTCAAGATCATACATACCAATAGAAGCATTGATCTTAACCGCACCCGGCTTTTTAGAGGAATAATAGGTATTTCCAGCTACATCTTTGTAATCCTTAACCTCCGGATCTTCATCCTCATAAGTGAAGGTGTCCTCATGAACTACCGGGACTTCTTCAAAAACAGAACCTTCGGCACCACCAGCCCCGATCGGCGCAACCTCCAGCTTCTGAAGGTTTACCACCACAATTTTTTTATTCTCTGCCATAACTATTTTACATTTAAAACTTCAAACAAAACACTAACATTCACATAATGACACTTTAAAGCAGTATCCGCTTCCGTTCCTATATTATAGATAGAATAGCGATAAAAAGAACCATTATAGGAACCTGTACTCCTTAATATCTTCATAGCTTGTCTTTCAAGCTCATTCAGTCGGATAGAGTTGGCTTCATTCTTGCTCAAATCGGGCACACAAAGATTCACTTCTGCGAAAGACTTCTTCCAATAAGTCCCCGGCTGTTGCTTCTTCGTGTGAATGACAATCCTTTCGGACTTCAATTCACCCGTCAGCGTTTCCCCGTTGGGTACTATGCTTATTCCGAAAGCCTTGCAATCCCGGTAGAGAATGTTTCCTATGTCGGTAGTTACTATCATCCCAATGCTTTGATACGTTGATTGAGAATGTTCAAATACTCGCCCATATAATCACGCTGTTGCAGAAGCAAATCACGTTGGTGTTCATTTTTTACAACTTCTTCAAACTTGGGAGTATCTACAAAAGCACACAGCTTACTAAACTTTTCGGCTAAATCCTGCTGCTCAATAAGCAAACGGTCAAGGAAAGTATCAGCGCACTTATATGTTTCCTCAAACTCATCTTTAGGAAGCCATGATTCTATATCATTATCATACTTCACATGATAGCCATTTATAGACCGTTCTTCTTTTGTTAGCTTTCCACCTACTGCAATCAAGCATTTTTCGTCAGCTTCGCCCATTTTCATAGGTTCAGCTTCAATCTGTTTTGTTCCAATGTACTTTTTCATTTTTCAAATTCTTCTTTTAATCGTTTCTCCGCATGAAGAGCGGCACCACTTAAAACATCATACCCTTTAGATTCTACGAATGATGCGTATTCCGCTTCGTTTTTCAGTGTCAAACCGTCTTTATCGACATCGTAATCATTGGACGTTCTCAAAGTGAGTGTATGGTCTTGATAATCCCCATGTTCCTCTGCGTACTTCACAGCTTCATCGCCTACATCAATCATCTTCTTTTCGACCTCCCATTCTCCTTCATCGAAAAAGGAGTCGACATCTGAGAAATCGAAATCTACATCCATAATTCCGAGTAGTTAAAGTAGTTTGTACTCTTTACCGTGTAGACTTCGCCTTGACCTCTTACGCCATCACCATCCATGCAACGTACTTCATCGCCAGCCTTGACAGTAATTCTTTTCTCACATACTACATGATAATTCGGACGATACACAGAGCCGTTATCAGATGAAAACTCTTTGGTAGTGTTATCATCACAACGGCATTTGCCTACCTCCTGCCAGCATTCACCACCTGTACCGGGAATGGGTCTTCCGAACTCATCCTTAGCCATCGGGGTGATAACTTTAACCTGCAATATGTGTGGAGCGAATATCATAAGAAAGTCACTTTAGGTTTGTTACCCAGTTCGTCTTTCAAACCGTACTGTTTACACAGCCATGAGTACAATTTCATTAGACTATCAACATAATTAGACCAAGACACAGAAAATCCGCTTTCGCTGACCGAAGATGGATTTTGTATCATCCACGGAATTTGCTTTGCACAAGCGACCTCTAATCTTGCCCGATTTTCCTCGGCAAAAGGTTCTTCACCATCCAATCCCGTTCTTGAAAGTATATTTTCAACTACAAGATTAGACGGGGTGTTCTTATCAAATACGCTTAGTACAAACTCCTTGTTACTCATGGCTGCTATCATTCAATATGGTGTAATCAGTTTACTATATGCGGTATAGCTATAATGCGTACAATGTTTAGATTTATAGATGTATCTGAACGGACATTTGGGAACATTAATTCGTATCCCTTGAATAGCCGCTTCCTCTTTCATCGAACACATCATAGCCGGGTTATTTGCAACCAAGAAGACGGGAGGTGTCATGGTCAGTACAACACAATCAGCCGGAACCGTTTCCAAAGTGATAAACTGAATATCCGGCAGACCAACATCAACCGATGGATTCACGTATTCACACTTAGGAGATTCCACACTTGCTGCCTGCACGCTCAACGAAACCAAAGACATCATTAAAAAGCCACACATGGCAAAAATAAAATTCTTCATTTCTTTTCTGATTTATAAAATTAGACAATGGAAGGGTAGAAGCACTACCCTATCCTTTTACTCGATACCTAATGCTTCTTTCAGTTTGGCTGTTGATTCTTCATCCAGTTCTGCAACCTTAGCCAAAAGAGTTTCCTCTTTCATATTGCCGGAAGCCTGCGCACCGATAGATTTCAAAGCATCAATCAAAGTTTTCTTCTCAAACTCCTTTTCAAAGAGGGAAATTTTCACCTCTTTCTTTTCTTCAGGGGCTTTCACTTCGGGATTTTTTGCCTCAATCCGTTCAGCAAGTCTGCGGCTTTCCATATCCAGCACACGGGCTTCCTCACCGACTTCAATCACTTCACCGGGAGTATAATACTTTCCGGTGAACTTGTCGCGGAAAACTGATATAACCTTTACTTTCATATCCTACCCCCTTATGCTGATTGGATGGATGCAATTTCGCTCAAATCGAAATTGGTAATCAAATCTGGATTGGAAATCTGCGGAATCCACTCTGCCGTATATTCCATGTAGCGACCGTTTTTGTCACGGTAGTTAGAGATAAGCATCTGCCCCTCTGACGGGGTATAAGTACGTCCCTGTACCGGGTCTGTCGCTTCATACGGGGTATGATGGCGCATATAACCAATGTTGTCAGAAGGTAACAGAGTAATACGGTTATCCGCGTAAATCTGCACGTTTTTTCCCGTCTGGTCTTTCACATAGTCCTCCTTGATTTCGATGCGAGGCAGACCGATGCCGGTGAACACTTCGGAAGCCAAAGAAGAGGAAACCAATCCCGTACTCAACTTCATTTCGTTGCTGCCGAGAATCATCTTGTACTGCTCACCAAATTCAGATGAACCAAGAACAAGCTTGTTGAAAGATGCACGAGTCATAACCATCTTGGCATAAACGCCATAGTCCGGTGCCAAGGAATGAAGTTCCTCTCTCAAATAAGAGATAAACATATTCTTTCCGTCCACAACCACATCTCCACTTTTCGGCTTGATAAAATTGAACGGAAGGGTAATCTCCAGCAGTTTATTATTGGTCTGACCGGAAGTGATTGCAGCATCCTTGTTGTAAACGGTGGCTTCACCAAGCATCAACAGCGCACCGACAATAATATCCATACGCTTGTGGGCGGCAAGGGTAATCTGACGGTAGTCGTCTGCCAGGAAGTTTACAATCTCTTCCATTGCAGCCTTTTGGTCGGCTGGCTTAGCGGCATTGAACTTGTCAATCAAATCCTGCAATTCAGAAAGACGGTCAATAGACATCTGATAAGCATCACCCAAATAGGCAATCTCACCATATCCGGAACCGATGTTCCGACGTTCACGGATGGGTTTCTCTCCAAAACGCGAATTGATGGAGCCGGCCATAACTCCAGTTACAGAACCGATATAGTCTTTGAACACACGAGTAGTCACTCTGCGGAAAGTAAGATACTGCTGCCAATAGATTGTGTCCTTGCGTGTCTGGTTCACACGTCTGATGATAGCGGAAACAATGTTCGCATCATCGAATAATGTTTGAATCGTTAAAAACATATCCTACCTCCTTACTCGTTAAATTCAAACCATCCCTTCATGTTGGCTTTATCGTTCTCGGAGAACGGCATAACCAATTTTGAGGGTTCAATTTCTGCGGCTGTACGAAGCAATGAAACCAATGTGATTCCGTCCTCAACCTTTGTACGGTTAAACAGAGCCGAATTAGCTACATGCTTTTGTTTTAAACCATCAACTGCAACCGCATTGAATAATACGGCATCTTTGGCGATATTCTCACCAAAAGCAGCCTTAATAGTCAATACATCATAACCGGCATTAGATTTATCAATTGCCGTTACTTCTGCGCCTTTCTTGCCGCTTCCGACAAACATACCCACATAAGCCAAAGAGTTCTTGGCTACTTTGATAGACAAAGCCTCTCCACCAGTGGTATAGGCTTCCACAACTCTCACATTGATTACCGCATAAGCGAACTTGTTTTTCAAGTCCGCACAAATCGGTGTAAATCCGGGAAGAAAACTTCCCACTACCAGGTTCTGCGTATCAAGTTTGAACGGACCACGTCTACGAATGCCGGTCTGGACATCGTAGCGTTCCTCTTGCTCAACGGGCGGAACCAAGTCATACTTAAATCCTGCTGACATAATTAATTCTTGTTTTGTTCAACAATAGTTTTCGTCCCCTCATCAATCATCTTAGCGATAGATTCAGATTCTTTCTCAATCTTCGCTTCCGCTGATTCGGGAGGGGTTACGCCTTTGAAGCCGTCATTTGCGAACTCCTGCTTCAAATCCTTGAAGTATGCGTCCAAGTCCTCATCGTCCTTGATGGCGCATCGTTTGGCGTAGTTTTCGGGAATACCATACTCCTTTGCCTTTGCCAAAATCTGCTGGCTACGTGTTGCTTGAGCCTTCTCCGTTTCAAACTGTGTTAGCTTATCAGAAAGGCTCTTGTTGGAATCAATTAAAGCTTGCGCCCATGCAGGCACATCGTCTTTATTCTCTTCCGTTTTAGTGGTTGTGGTAGTCTCGATTGGCTTACCGTCTTTAAGGTTATGTTTCTTCTCGTAGTTGGAAACTGCGGTCTTGGAAGCATCCCCGGCACGGAAATCACCATAGGAATTAAGCACGTCCGAAAAATTGATACCCTCAATAATGGAGTTTACCTTTGTCTCGTCCGTTACACCCTCTGCCTTCTTAGTGGCAATGCGGGTAAGAATAGCAGTGTCCACCCCTGCGAATTTCTGTTGTAGCCCTGCTAAGATTTGTTCTAAGATTGTCATACCGTATGAATTTGATTTATAAATTTCTACGGTAAAATTCGATCTTAATAAAGAGAATGAGAAATAATCAGGATAGTTATATACGACAATCAGACTATTGTCATAAATATGACAAAAAAAGGCGTGAAACCGAATGAATCACGCCTAAAATATAGTAAGATAGTATGCCTAAAGTTTTACTTCTAATTTTTGACCTGTCAAATCAAAATACAGGTTTTGAAGTTGATGGAGGGATTTCACTTGTATATTGTAATCGACTCCCTTCAAATGGAAATCTGCGTCCAACTCAAACAAGGGACTATAATAAGTGACAACTCCCCATTTATGCTTTTCAAATCCACACTTCAACAACAGTTCTTCTGTAAGAGGAATGGGATTAAGGTTCTCTACATAGGTACGAAATACCGCTTCTGATGATATTCCACTCGCTTCATATTTTGGATATTCAATCTCACTATATCCTATTTCTGTTATCTTATATGGAGTTTTGCTATTTTGTAAATAGACATAATTACCAATTTTCAATTCTCTAACATCCACCATACTATAACAAATTTATAGCCGATAACTCCTTTGTCAATGATTGAATACCCCTCTGAATTTTCTCTAACTGCTGCCTGCGAGGTTTGTGAACTCCGGCAGCATAATGCCACAACTGGCGTTCATTGATTCCTGTAATACGGCTCAATGCAGCCTTAGTAAAGATATTACTGTAATAGTTGATAAAAGTAGCAGCATCAATCTTAAACTTTAACTCAAATTCTCCAGAAAGCACCTCACAAGGATTAGAGTTATCTTCCAAATACAATTCGATAGCCTCCTTCATGTTATCTTCCAACTCCTTCATGTCGTTACCGACTGTAATGACAGGAGCATCTTCAATATAAGCACTTAAGTTCTTTCCTGCGTGTTCTACAATAACTTCTACTGTTTTCATATTACCTCCTTTTTTAATTAAGAGAACAAGGGGGCTACTTTAGCCCCGCTTGTCTCAAAATGCTGTAATAAGTGCCTTTCTCAACGCCTTTGCTGTTATGATTCGGTACAATAACCACTTTGCCGTCTTTCTCAAACTTCATGTGACTACCTTTCTGACTCTTTAGAACAAAACCGTTTTCTTGCAACATAGTTACAACGTCTTTAACTGATTTGTAACTCATAACGCTTTGGACTTAATTACCATGCAAATATAGTAATAATACGAATATTATCAAAGCATTTATTCGTTATTTTACTATGAATATAAAAATAGCGGTAACTCCGAAGAATTACCGCTAACCATTCTATTTTTCTTATACTAAAATTATAAACCTCGTAATTTTTCTGACTAAGAAGCATTTTTCTGTTCTTTATTTCCGATTTGCTCATTCTTTGCTGCTTGTTCTTCTTTTATCTCTGCAATTTCTTCTTCGATGCGGTCAATATTTCCAGCGAACATTACCCCATGTCGTTGTGACCATACACCACCCGACACAGCTTTTACAGCTACATTGACTTTATCTTCTAAATTGTCAAGGCGATACGGAACAACTTCTGTACCAATATCTATCGTTTCAGATGCTTTGTTAAATTCAGATGGATTTATAGAGCCTAAAGCAGAGACAATGAAGTTTACACGTCTTTGCAAGAACTCACCTATCACCTCGGCATGATTTTGAACTTGCAAATGTGTCGAAAGGAATACGTAATCGAAAGCCACTCCCGACAAGGCATTTCCAGCACCGCTCAACTTTTCAAAACTGATTTGCGGTGTATTCGTCATAGAATATGCTTTCTCAAAGAGGGTTTCTACCTCAAATTTTACGGTGTCATTTGCCTGATTCCATGTCAGATACTGAGCATCCGCACCCTCACCTGTAAGTTTAACCATTCTATCCTTAACCTTACCCATGAAACCCTCTACATCACCAATTAGCTTCAACAGCGGAAAGAAATGGTAGTCTATACAATCAGCATAATTGGATAATAATTTCTCCAACCGGACCCGAAAAGTCTTTATCTTTTTGCAATAAGGTTCGGGACGATAAGCGTAGATAACCGGCAGTTTCGAGAATCCATGGACGAAAGAAGTTCTTTCCTCGTAACCCTTAGACAGATCCCATTGATAGACCATTCTGTCTGTGATAGTCATAAAGCAGGTAATTTCCGAGTCATCCATGAGTTTTTTCTTGTACTCACGAGAGAAAGCAACCAAATCACCTTCATCATTGAAGAACGGATAAAGTTTATCACCTCTGAATGGTGACCACAATACACTTTTCAACTTCTTGGTAGGCTTAACCTTGCCCCCGAAAGTAGTCTTTACTTTCTTCCAGAACTTCGCCCAGAACGAATCATCATCAGTGACATACCAATACTCGGCAACTTCCTGTTCGGATAACCAGGCACGGACAATCTTCTTGTTCTGATATTTGATTTTGTTGGACTTGAATACAGCCTTTACCGCATCCAGCAGCTTCTTTTCATCATCATCAGTCGGAGTGCAATCCATAGACGGTTCTGTGCCGACCGTAAAAGCTGTTTGAATGTTGACAATATCTTGCTCCAAAGGGATAGAAATACGGTTTACCGGTTCAGTCTTATATTGTGCTTCGATTTCATAGGTCTTACCAGTCTTTTCATCAAAGACCTTTTCTGCATCCTTTTCAAGAACCTTTCTATCCGGGTATTTCTCTTTATCAACCATGATTTCATGGCGTTCGGGATTCCAGTCGTCCCAAAGTTTACAACGGTCTGGGAGTTCGGTCTTCCTACCTTTCTTCAGGTAGTTTATCTTCTGCCCGATGTCGGACAATGCTAATATTTCTTCTAAACTCAACAATGGCATAGCTTATATTTTTAGTGTGTGAATATTCCTGTTAAATCTTTCGGTTTCTGAATCTTGCCAAGAAGCTCACCCAAGACATAATAACGTACCGCGTCTATACCGTGATTGTCATGGTCTTCTGGATCGTTGATGTAATTCCCATCCTTGTCCTTCGCCCAAACATATTTTCTAAACTCACTTTGTAAGTTATACGAGCGTTTGGTAATGTATATCTCCATGCTCTTCATCTTGTCAAGGCCAGCGTTTACAGATCCGGCACCCTTTTCGACAGCATATATTCTAATGCCTCCGTTATGTACCTCTTGAATCAAACGAGGGTCTGCACTATCGGCAATTACCTTCAAGCCCCACGGACGAAGAGTCTTGATAATGTCAGAAGATAGCAGTCCTGTACGGTAATCCACTTCATCCAGATATAGGGCATTATCCACAATTCCGCACCGTATGGAAGCGGACGGATCATGTGTATAACCGAAGTCTTGCCCGATAGCCACTTTCTTTGCCCAAGCTGGAAACTCATCCACAATTCCCCACTTCTTGAACACAGCACCTGCCGCGACATCAGCCCACCGCCCAATAACTACATGAGCATACTTTTCTGGGTTATTCGCCTTCATGTCCTCAACCTCCTTTAAGAACTCCGGTGATAGGTTCTCCAAGTTGTCAAAATACGTGGTATGGATATGAAGTACGTTCGGATGAGTGGATATTTGAACTTGTACGCCATCAATCTCTGCCAATTTGTGAGTTTTCTCGATATACTTTTTATAGATGAAGTGGTTGGAATCACAAGGATTCATTATAATGATAATCCGGTTCTGAATGCCTTTCTTACGAATGGATAGCATTATCTTGTCAAACTCTTCTTCGCTTGTCCACTCCTCAGCTTCATCACATACGAAAGTTGTAATACCCTGAATGGATTTCAGCTTTGCCGTTTGGTTCCCTGAAGAGGTCTTGATACCCCGGAACATGATACGGCTTTTAGTCATATTGTTGACTATGTCCGTCTTGGTAGTTTTGAAATACTTTGTTGTTCCGTCAAGTTCTATCTTCTCCATCATTTCGGGGATGATAGACATACCGGCAGAAACCATCGTGTAACGGGTGTAAAGAATCTGATGAACTATCTTCTCTACAGGAGTCATTTCAAAAGTAAGACGTTCTATGAATGTAGAAGCATTGAAAGACTTACCGCTACCACGCCCACCGGTGATAAGAATTATAAATTTTTCCTTATCCTCATATAATGGATGGTAAATTTCTTGAGGTACTATCATTTCAACTTGTCTTTAATCCATGAATCAATGTTGATGCCGTGCTCTATGTCTGTTGGAATATCAGCGTCTTCTGATTCTTCCCCAAAACCTTCGCTCTTTCCTAATGTAGAAAGCAAATAACGAATCATATAGCCATCTGGACGTTCACGCCAGCCAATAAAATTTCCTTTTTCATCCTTTTCGGGAATACCCAATGCAAGAACACGGGCAGAAACCAAACATTCATCAACCAAAGCTCCACGCTCATCTGATATGGCATCTTTAAACTCAACATCCTCTTTCGCCCATTGGTATATTGTTTTCCGAGCTACTTTAAACGTAGCCGCAACCTTGGTTAGATTTCCACCAGATTTGCGGAGAATCTTCCTAAAATCGTCTATATTAGGTTTCTTTGCCATATCTTTACGTACGGGCGCGCGTATTTGTTACTTTCGTCACTTAATCAATTTCAACACTTCCTCTCCTTTGACAAACTTATCATCTGTGCTAATGCCAAGTAAGTCACAAAAGTTATCTTTAGCTTCATAGGAAGAAAAAGATAATGTTATAAAAGCTTCTTCATTCTGTTGTCTTTCTATTGCGGATTCTTTTACCTGCTGTTTGATGAATTTCATGTGTTCTTTTTTAGCTTCGTACGTCTTTTCATCCATTACAGGATTTTCTATTTCATCGAACGATGATACAGGAGATAATAGATCATCTAAAGAATCTGAGAAAGAAGGAATAGCTGTATTTATAGAAAGAATATCGTTGAGCTCCCCAATATCCAATCCCACATCCGTATAATCTATATCAGAGATATAACCAGCTATAAGGTCTATATCCGGTTTCGTGTTCCCTACTGCCATATATGTAAGCTGTTCCTTCTCAGCCTTATCGTCAAGAGCTACGACTTCAACCTTTACATCATAATCCGTTTTAGATGTACCATCGTATTTGTAGTGCAAGTCCATAGCCTTAATCCTTCGATGCCCGTCAATCAGATTCCCGGATTTCTCATTCCATACAATACCACCAAGAAAACCAACTTTCTGCAAATTTTTCTTTTGCAGCTTTACTTTCTCGTCCGAATGCCTTTTAGGGTTAATCGGATTAAGATTCATTTGAGAGCGTTTTATAATCCTTGTTTCACTTTGTTTTAGCTCTTTCATAGTCATATTCAAATAATTTCCGTTCTACCAAAGGATATTCATCTATAACTTTTTGTAAATCAACTGGATATTTAGAACGAAGAAATAACAAGTAATTAATATCCGTTATGTCAGTGCCGGATGATTGATGTTTCCCTCCGTATGATTCGGGTTTGATTAGACCTTTTCGACTAATGTACTCCAATACATCTTTGTTCCGATACTCAGATAAGGGATAACACTTCTTTTGCACTTCGTTAATACCGTTCAACCTATATGTACGCAACATTAAACGCCTATTCATTGAATCAGACTGCTTAAATCCAAAGAAGGCCCATTCGATATTATATTTCTCCCTTACAATATCCGTAAGTTGCGCCATATTGTACAACTTCTGCTTCTCATTTTTGATACATCCTAGATATCCTATCCGTCTAAATGAATAGACCGCAAAGTGAGGTATCTGAATATACTTCACGTTTGGATATTTACTGCAAGCATAATTTATATAACGATTGATATGAGATAAATCTTTTATAACATACATATAGGTACAAACGACCTCTTTGAAATAAGGTGATATTAGGTCCAAAAGGGCTATACTGTCCTTGCCCGATGCCGAGTGAAACAATATAACCCTGTCAGCCTTTAAAGCAACTTCTTTAATTATGTCTATTGCTTTATCCATTCTTAGACAACTCTACCGCCTGCTCTACGATTAATTCCTGCTCGCTGAGCTGCATTTCGCCCCATAGATTGAAATCGTCCGGCTTCATAATCTTTTCGGGTACGATACTTTCGACCACTTGCATCTGTTGCATACGTTTCTGGCATAATCTTAAATTTTAAATTAAACAATCCTTTTACTAATAAGCAAAGCCACCCAAGTGGTTTATATTATTTCAAACCTGAATGGCTTATGATTTCACAAATATGTAAGTAGTAAAATAATGGCAACTCTTTCGGTGGATTCTTCTTGAACTCTTTTAATTGTTCATCAAAATCATGGAAATCAAATTCATCATGCATGAACTTAATACCTTCTTCTGTTATTTCGCCTATACCAATTTCATCAATAGCGACATCAAGTGTCCATGGTGCACCAGTACTGTAAAAATGAATAGCTTCTATATCAGTCCTTAAAATAGGTTGACATTCTTGCTCGCGTCCAGCTTTTCTCAATTTCTCATTTTCGTCAACTTGAGCAAAGTCTGTGAACATCTTCTCATATTTGACGCTAAGCATACGTGTTTCTATGCTCTTTTTGCCATTCAAAATATCTAAAGCGTTTTCTTTTGTCATTATGAGCGAATACGCTTCTATCTCTTGACCATTATAATCAATTTTCATATCACTATATCGTTATAAAATTTATTCTATAAAAGATAGTATCCCAAAGGTACTACCACAACCAAAGATAACGAAATATCTTCAACCGCTATACGCAACAATCGACTTATTGTTGCGAATTGAGCCATTTGTCCCGTCTTTCTCTGCATGCTTCTAAGGTAGGTGCACAACAAGAAAACAATTCACCGCTTTCAGTACGGTAGTCGTACTGATACATTCTCACTCTCTTACCTCGCAACTTGGTGTTGTAGGTAGTATAATTCTCTTTACCGGGCTGGCATACGCTGCAACCGTTTTCGTTTATTGAGTTCATAATCAATCTTATTTAATGTTTCACATTCAACCGTTCTTCACTCGTATAAGCCACTACAAGCCCGGTTTCATCATGTTGTATCGTGACATACTTTTCGCCTCTTTCTATGGTAGAAAAATCACACATAGAACATAACTTGCCTAATACTTTGCCCAATTGTTTCATCAGTGATGTTTCTGGGCTAATAACTAAAACTAAATCTGCTTTCATAATCGTATGTATTTAAGCGTTAATACCTATTGCCTTTCTTACGAAGTCACCAGCCTGTTCTACTGACATATTCAGCTTCTTCTGAATCAAGATAATCATACAGGCTACTTGTTCTTGTGTATCTAAGTTACCTTGTGCAAATTCTGACATGATGAACTTTTCTATTGTTCTCTGTTTAATTACTGATGTTGCCATAATCATATATCTTTTAATTGTTATTACTATCTGTTCTCAAGCTATGCAAGTCCAATAATCAACTATATACTGAATAGCCTCGTCTTTGTAGTCTACATTGTAGAGCTTACAGGCTTCTGCCTCACTCATGGCGGCTAACGCTGCCAGTTCGTTGTTCATGTTATCAATGTTTGTCATAACCTTTATATTTAATTGAATTATCCAAATCGTTTAATTTTACACCGCAAATATAACAGATTGTTTAATTCACAACCAAATCTATTTGTGTAATATATGTTAATAAATAAACTTTCTGTATATTTTTGTCGCATTTCTTATACAGATATGGAAAAATGAGATATTTTTGCACTTAAACAATATGTATAATTATGGATTTAAGAATAAAGGATATTTGTCGAGAGCAAGGTATCATGTTGAAAGACCTTGCAAAGCAACTTGGATTAACAGAGGTTGGATTGTCTAAGTCTATAAATGGAAATCCGACCATCGGACGTTTAGAAGAAATCGCCAACGCCCTCGGTGTTCCTGTTACAGAGCTATTCGATAAGTCTTCTGACGAAGTAGTCGGAGCCGTCCGGATCGGTAAGGATACACATGTGATTAATAGTAAAGATGATATTAAGAAGTTAGCAGATAAATTATAAACCTAATAAAATAGGAGGTGATTATGTATAGTGATAGAGGTGAAGGAAAGTGCCCTCATTGTGGCGCGACAATCAAGGTTTCAGAATATAGGATGGGAGTTCCTGGAGGTAAAGAACGTGAGGAAGCGGTATGTCCTATATGTAAAACGGTATTGTTTAACGAAGTTACAGATGGTTGGTTTGACGTATCTGTTATTTCTACGGAACATTTGGTAGAACCTTATAAAAGCCGATACAATAAATAGCCATATATTAAAGTAAGCCGGATTTCTCCGGCTTACTTTCTTTGACACAGCTACAACTTTATTCATCAACACTTTACATCATTCACTGACATACCCCAATAAAAAAGCGACACAGTAAACGACACAGATAAGCACCTGTATTTTAACAATTTACCTTCAATGTTGACACAGCAAACGACACAGAATAGACACAGATAACGCTTTAAAATACAGCCCATTACACAACAAAGTGACACAAGGTAGACACAGCAAGCGACACAAATAATAATAATAAATATAATATACTTCTTTCTTGCGTGTACAAATTTTCAAAGGATCTGCTTGGTTGAGTCATACAAAATAAGTACTTTTGGGAACTTGTTAAACTTATTACTATCATGAGAATATTATTATCACTTTTAATCTTTGTTTTTACACTTGTCTTTTCCATACATGCAGATGTCTCCACCCCATTAGACATTGAATGCTGTATTTCGATCAATAAAAAACTCGACGAACAGACTGACATTCTTAAACAGCAATATGAATTAAGTGCAAAAAATAAACAGGTTATAAATAAAATTTATGAGAAAGTAACAGATACTCCAAATGCTGATATGACATATAAAGATTGGCTTAATATAATAGGCACATTATTTGGATCACTTTTAGGGGCTGGAGTCGCTATATTTGTCTTTAAGAGAGGAATAAAACATGAAAAAGAGAAAGAAGAAGAGAAAAAAAGATCATTACTTAAAGCCATCGCCCTTACTTTAGATAATATTGAGAAAAAATGTAGAACAAAGGTTCTATATATTAAAGAATATAATGAATCTGTTCATAAAAGACCGTGGGAACATAGTATTTTAAAAATCAATACCATAGACGAAGCTATTAGGATTAAGAGTTTAAATGTTGATTATGTTTTTGACGCTTTCTACGAGTTTAAAATCGATGAAAAGTATTACATCAAATTACATCCTCATTTAGATTATATATCTGATCTATTCAAAAGTTTCGATAATGATTACTCAAACCATTCACATCAATATATAACCATGCCATCAAATGAAATACTAAAAATAAATGAACAAATACAAAATGAAAGTGTATTTTTAGCAATAGATCTAGAAAAGAATCAACGATTAACGATATTGGCTAAACCCATTTGGGAAATTATAAACTCCTATAACGAAAAAATCAAGGAAAACAAAACCAATATTGATTTTATAATAAAAAAATCTATAGATCCCCTTCTTCATTTATATATAAAAAAAGAATATTTAAATATAAAATCCATCAGAGATTTTTTGCCCCTTTTGAAGCACTCGAAAGCTCTATACGATAGTATTTGTGAATACAACATTCTTTTTGCAGATCAAGTACTGTCAAAAAATGAAAGTCTCACAAATTGCGCCAACATATTCCATGAAATAAAAATGCAAATCAACAAACAGACTGGAAATCAAATTACATTTAATTAAAATTAAAACAGGTAGTTCTGATTAACTATTCCCTCATTCTCTATGACTAACCCTTATTTTACTTGTATATATTTATCCGAAAGCAATACCTTAAACAAACAATAAATAAGGCGCACCCAAAACGATGCGCCTACTTTTGTCAATTAGTTCTCGATTTTATATCAGAGCCTCACGGCTGGAATATCAGAATCTGACAGCTTCCATTCTTTTGAGGATATTATTATACCCCTCTTGGATTATAGCCTTTTGCTTTTCGGAAGCTGTAACGATCTTTCCTTTGTATTTTCGCATAACGGACTCGTTCAATCCAATTTCCTTTGCAAACTTACTGGCATTTATGAAAGGGAATGCCTCGAAGAATCCACTCAAATCATAAATATACGAAACAGAATAGCCAGACTTATACCACACAGGAAACTCACCATGTTTCTCTTTGTAATATTCAGCCTGTTCTTCCAGTACAGACAGGAAATCATCTTTGGCTTCCTGCTCCGTAAGACCGAAACCATACGCGCCGTTCACGTCTTCCGAATAAATAGAAATACCTCCATCATTCGCCTTTTCGATAATCGCCTTAATCTTCTTCATAATCGTGCCATTTTTAATTTCGTCAATTAAAGCACCCACCGAAGTGGGTGCAGTCCTTTTACTTCTTTAACCCCGCCTTTTTCATCATACTATCAAGAGTACCGTTTGGAATCTCTTTTGCCGGATGCCTACCGACAGGGATAAAGTAGTCAAAGTCGGGATGAACATATTTGTAATGGTTCGTCCCCTTTTTGATTGTCCAGCCTGCTGATTCAATCAATTTGTAAAACTCTGAATACTTCATAAAATCAAAGAACTTTTTAATTGACGCCACAAATATAACGTTTTTGTTACAACCACAAAAGTAACCACAAAGAAAACAGTAACATATTTGTTGCTTTTAACAATTAACGAAGCCGACCTACTTCTCCGGCTTTATCCTTTCCATCATCTCCCCATATATCCAATCCACATCTTGCCGGAAATACTTGTACAGCTGGTAAGAGAAAACCAAGTTATTACGGTTATTGGATATGGTTGTCTGGGCATTTACACCTAAAACCTCCGCCAGCTTATCTCGAAGGCCATTTTTCATCTTTCCTCCGGCAAGGGTACTCGGAGAATACAAAAACAAGATGATAAAAATGAATTTCTTTCGTTGGGTAACATTCCCTGACCTAAATATCTCCTTTTGAGAAATAATCTCTTGGAACCACCGATATAACATTCCTATCATATCAAGGTCCGTCAATATAGGTTCTGTCAGCTCTTTTTCCCTTTCCGATAACTTTGATTTCTGCTCTCTAATTGATTTTATTTCCGCAATTTCTGAAAACATGGCACAATTATTTAGAAGTAAATAGTATATTTGTACTAAATAATCGTGTGGGGAGGTAACGTTACTGGTGGTTCGGGGCGTTGCCTCTTGTATTTTTTAGAATGGAAGATCTTCTCTTGATTGTTCAGGTTGATAGAGTTTCGATTGTGGACTGGCTTCTTGCTGGGCAAGTCTACTTCCCAATAACTCCAGCTTATCAACAAATATTTCTGTCACATACCGCTTTGATCCCGTTCTATCCTCATACTGCCGGGTCTTGATCTTGCCCTCGATATAGATTTGAGAACCCTTCCTGACATACTTTTCTACGACCTCGGCCAGACCTTTCCAAAAGATAAGACTATGCCATTCCGTGCGGTCTGGAACCTGGATCCCGTTTTGAAGGGTATAGCCCTTCTCCGTGGTAGCAAGCGATAGATTGGCGACCTTTGTCCCGGCAACATCTTTCACTTCAGGATCCTTGCCGGTATAACCGAGAAGGATTACTTTATTTATGCTCATTCTTCATTCTTTTTTTGTTTTGCAAATTCTATAACATATTCAACGCCGGCATGAAATCCTTTCTTATAGCCATCTTTGTATTGGTTATTTGAGATTCCATAGTAGTACGCTGATCCGATACACAGGGTAAGCCCTATGGCGGTCAATACAATTCCTAATCCGAAATATGGATAAGTAATGTCTATACGAAATGGTTTGAGCTGAATAGATATTCCAGATGTCATGACAAATAGCATCAAAAGCGATATTATCGCCCATATTAAAGCCTTAATCATTTCGTGCCTCCTTTCAGTAGTTCTGGGTTGTCGTATATGTTACCAACGACTTCATAATCAAAATTATCAATAATACCATTATCTATATCTTTTTGCTTAGGCATCCGAGTTATAAACTCCTCCCCAAAGCGTATTTCTGGACACATTTTTATAACTCCCGTTTGAGATTCAACCCATCTTTTTGTCTCATGTTGTTCCTTTATGTGAGGCATATATTGTTCAGGATAGAAATCACTTTTTATAATTTTTCTTTTAACAATATCCCCCTCATATACTTCTTGTCCATTTTTGTCATACAAGCCCGTGAACTGGCCAACGGTTTGTTTATCAACGCACCAATCATCCATCTTAGATGAATTTTCTTTTCGTTGAGAAAGTATGTTGTATTCCCCATCAGGATAAACAATAAGAGACCCATAAACCCATTCGGTTGATTTAGTTATACGCCCTCTGAATTTGATTTTCCGGTTCATAATTATGCTAATTGTTTGATTTTACGATTGTATATTTCTTCACATAGTGCTTCGCACCACTTCCTGGCAATAGTCACTTCAACTGCGTTGCCGATGAATTTCTTTTGGTCTGCCTGTGTGCCAATAAGTTCGTAGTCTTTCGGGAAACCCATTATCAGCTTCAGTTCATCAATCTTCAGCATACGCATAGTGATGTCTATGATGTTGTAAAGTGCCATAAATTCTTTGATTTTGACAGTCATAGGACTGTCTGTTTCATAGACTTCAATAGCGACTTCGCCGGTTTCAGTCGTGACAAGATATGGCGGCATTTTATCCATTCTTGCGATGAGCGTGAAACACGGTTTATCGACAGAACCGCCATTTGACGCAAATTGTGGGTTCATCAAGTAGTGCTGCTTCACGGTGACAAGTTTCTGCTTCGGGTTCGTCAGCACAGCCGGGTTGGGCTGTTCGATGCTTGAAAGCTGACCACCGCCCGAATACTCATTTGCGATGAAACTGCAAGATGCAACACCAATTTGACCTACCGTGCATATCGTTTGTGCTGGGTCTTCAATAGAATGGCCTGTATTATTGAAGCGATAGTTTACAATAAATTGCGCTTTCACAAATGCGTGGTGGTCAATAGTCGTTATTGTTCCTGCCGGTTCTTCGACAGACACGTTCTTGCTGTCAGGCTGACCGCTGAATTGCTTTGACAGAAAAGACACTGATGCAAGTGCAAGACGCTGTTGTGTCGCGATAGTGGGGCAGGGTTCATCAAGTGACGGCGGCACATACTTTCCGCGTTGGTTCATCGAATTGTATTTCACCATAAAGGCATCTTTGCCACCTGCGACAAACTTAATCAGTCCGGCATATATGCGTTCAAGCGTTTTTTCTGCAAGCGGTTTCTTTCGGCTGAAGATTGATTTGCCTTCATCTTCAAAGTCAAGAACTTCACGCACTGGCTTCCACTTCGGCATTGTGCCGAACAAACTTGCTGCACCTGTCTTGCAATGTGTCTGTTTCGGGAACACAACCGGCAGACCATTCTTCGCAAAGATGCCGAAGAAGCGTTTGCGCGATGTGTATGCGCCGAAGTCTGCTGCGTTCAGTATGCGATGCGTGAAGTTGTAGCCGTATTTCTTCACGTTGTTCACCCACTTGATATATGACTTGCCACGGTCTTTTGACACCGGCTTTCCGTTTTCATCAAGTTCACCCCACGACATAAATTCTTCGACATTCTCGATTTGAATATAATCGGGGTCTATTGCTTCGATGTATCTGAAAAGATGTTCTGCAAGTGTCCGGCTGTCTGCGTCACGTGGCTGACCGCCTTTTGCACGGCTGAAGTTCGTACATTCAAGCGATGCCCATAGCACAACAAGTGCGTCAGGGTTCTTCGTGCGACACTTCTGAAGATGATGCACAAGTGGTGACAGTTCAAGCGTTCTGATGTCTTCTGTGAAGTGAAGCGCGTCCGGATGATTTGCAGCGTGTGACGCAATGGCATTCGCATCGTGATTGACACACGCAATGACTTCTGCGCACTGTTCGCCATGAAGACGCGCTGTGTTCACGCCGGTAGAAGTTCCACCGGCACCGCAAAAAAGGTCTATGTATAATAACTTTTTCATTTCACTATCTTGTTAGGCATTCATTAAACGCCTTTTCAAACACATCCGGACTTAACATTTTATTGGCAATAGCTTGAAATGCCGTAGATATAGCAGGTATATCGTTCAAATTAATGCTTACATCCTTTGGGGTTAGATTATCCGTTATCATTCTTGCGTAAAACATGGCTTTGTCAATAGACAGCCAAGCCAAAGGATTCACAGCTATTGGGACCAATTTTCGCATTGATATGTAAAAATCACGTATTGTAATCTTGGATGTTTGGCATAACATATCAATAGTAGAAGCGATTGATATTAGATGGTTCAGTTCTCCTGAACATCCATTATTTAAAAGCGTCTGACTTATGGCAAACCCGTATTTGTCGATATGAGGTTTAATATCGTCTTCCATGCTTTGCGTTATAACCGCAAGCGTTTCAACATTGACATTCGCAATCCTGCAAATGTTTGTATTGTACGATTCCATGAATCTTTTCAATTCGTTTATGTTCTTCTTTACTCCACGCCTGTAGTATGGAGTATTACGGCAACTATCGTAAATATTAAGTGCGTAATTATAAACTTGATCATTTACGAAGAGGACAATGTAAGTCAATGAAGTAACAAGTCCGTCTGTGTCTTTGTCTATTTCTTCCCAATTATTGTATTGTTTCATAATCATATAGCCATTAAATCAAACAATGTAGGAGCACTTACTTCGTTCTCCGCTTCCCGCAGATAAGAAAGCCCGTCTTTCCAATAATCATAATTGAGTTCTGTTGAAAGTCCCCTACGACCTAACTTGATAGCACAATAAGGGACAGTACCGATACCTCCGAACGGGTCAAATACCAATTCTCCTTTGTTCGAGTACCGTTCAATCAGCCTTTCAACGATATCTAACTGAAGAGGACAAATATGATTTTGTCGTTTCTTTTGTGATTGCTTTGTGTTAAGCGTTCTCATACGGGCCACATCATCCCATATCCAATCCTTCTTGCTTACAGGGTCGACAGCCATAAATGTTTTTGGAAGTTTTCCGTATGCTTCTAACTCTTCCGCAAAAGACACGTGTTCTTCATAATTGTAGATATGCTCACGTTCGTAGTTACGGAACAAATGCCGAATCTTATCTATTCCAGCACCTTTCATATCTTCGTATGACAACAATGAATTGCCAGAAGACTTCCAACTTGCATGGGCATCGATCTGCCAACGGGCCAGCGAGTATTCGCTCTTGTCCTTCTTAACAGGCTGGTCGGCATAAGCGCGGGAGGTATCGGTAGGCAACTTGCGAAAAAGCAATACATATTCAGGGCATCCGATTCCCATCTTGGAACCATCCTTGCACATCTCGGTATAGCCCAAACGGTAGGTCTGATTGTTTTCCCTCACCACGTCGGTATCGACCGTAATGCGTCCCATATATCGGAAGCCGTGCTTCATGTAATGAAATACAGTTATTTCGCTGAACGGATCGATAGTTGGCATACCGTCCCCCGTGGCGTTGCCGAACAAAACACGATCTTTCACATGGATGCAGGCCAACCGACCCGGTTTCAAAATGCGCATTAACTCTGGTGTAAGATAATCCATCTGTTCAAAGAACTTATCGTTATCTTCATTGTGCCCAAAGTCATTGTATGTAGGCGTGTATTCGTAATGATTTGAGAACGGGATACTGGTTACGATCAGATCTACAGAGTTACTTTCCATCTTCTGACATTCCAATACATTATCGTTATTGATTGCTTTCCACAACTTGCCGGATTTTTCTTCCCGACTGGCGAACATCCAGCGCATCATCTTTTCCTCGGCCTGCAAACCGAACAAACCGTTATGCCGGACAATTTCAGTCATATTTGCGACCATTTCCCGGTGTTGTGCCCATTTCTGCATGAAGCTCTTAAATATTTCACCCTCGCTTTCGGCATAGACCAGATAGAGATCAACGGGATGCTGCTGCATAAAGCGGTATATACGGGCTATCGCTTGGAACTTATCGTTGAAGCGGTAGTCAATGAACATGATTGCTTTATGACAATGATACTGGAAGTTCAGACCTTCACCAAGCATCTCCGGTTTAGCTGCAAGGTATTTCAGCCGGCCATCTTTGAAGTCGGATATTACCTTGTCGGCTTCTTCATCGTCTTGTGAACCATAGACAGCCTTACAACCTGGAATCGCTTTGCATAGTTCCAGCCGTTCAGCTTCCAAGTCATGCCATAAAAGGAAATGGTCGTCCTTGTTTTCCGGGCGATTGATTATCTCTACCACACGGGCAATCTTTTCCTGCATGTTATCTCGGCGTTCTTTTGCCGCGTCAGCAAGTCCGAGAGCAGCCTCACGAAACATTTTCACCTGTCCGTCACGATCAGCTCCAGCCGTAGAATTGTCCACATTCACAATCTCTTCATGTACACGGAGTTCAGGCAACTCATAGCCAGTATCCGGATAACCGAGGTCGGAAGGCTTGGTTAGGAACAACGCCCATGTAGATACCCACAACCAAAATTCTTTTTCCTTATGCGGATAAAGTGTCAAGTTATTCGCTTTCGTGCTGTCTCGCTGAAAGAATCGAGTAAGAGCCTGTCCGGTGTCCATCACACCAAGATAACCAGCATAATGTATAAGTTCCTTGTATCTGTTTGGCGAAGGTGTAGCCGTAGCGACAAACCTGTAAGGGACACCCGAGAACAACGGTAGAAACTCCTGATAGGTCTTGGTGCCGAATCCGCGCAACACGCTGGCTTCATCCAATGATGTTGCAGTAAAATAGGACGGATCTATTCTCACTCCATCCTCACCATCACGCACACGTTCGTAGTTTGTTACCATGATGTCGGTAGGACATATCATCACATCTGCCATAGTTCGGACATAGGTTACTTTCATGTGCAAGTGTTGTTCCGCTTGTGTTAGGAACTCGACTACCACACGCTTAGGGCAAACGATCAATCCCTTGCCTCCTTTATGGTTCAAGATTACCCGAAGTATTTCCAGCTGGGTGACTGTCTTTTGCATACCGAAGCTGGAGAATATAGCACGGCATCCACCGGCAACCGCCCAACGAACGGTATCTTTTACATGAGGGTATAATGTCGGGGTAATTTCTTCCGAATTAATATAAAACCCCGTTTGATGACTGATAGCCATCTTGTTTCTTAGAAATTCTATATATTCCATGATAATTTTAATTATTTCAATTTTGTATCCACCTCCTCAAACACCACACTCTCACTATCCGGTCTATATTTGGCAAAACAAGCCGTCATATACTTGCAACTATTCGCACCACCCTTGCTACGGAAAACGCATCCGCGACAAATTACCATTTTACCCTTTACGATAGCTCGGAAACGCTTTATTATCAGTGTCCGATCTGCGAAGTTTACAATGGTGCCAATAGGTGCTATTCTTAACTTTTCTACTGTTTTCATTTTCTTAGCTTGATTATTCTGATTCCATAATCTTTTTCAGAAACTCCAAATGATCCGGAAATGGTACGGAGTTCTTGTCTTGCTTCTCGTATCTTTTTTCTCGTTGTCTTTCCTGTTCTTCCCGGTCGTATTTCTCCAGTTGCCTTTTTCTGTATGCTTTGAACTCAATTAGAGCAGACATGATCACCATAGGATCCACAACACCGTAAAAGGTGCCATATTCGCCAGTTTTCAACTTGAAGAAAAAAAGCAACAATTCGGAAGCTTTCAGGTAATAGTATTCCACACGTATCATCACGGAAAGCTCCAAAACCTGTTGGAATGTAGGCTTCTCTTTTACACCGGCAAACTTGTACAAGTCCATCAGTTGAGCAATTATCCAAGTATTCACCTGTTCATCTGGATAGGTTTCTCCGAGCAAAGCCAATGAAGGCGCATTCCCCTTGAACGAACGTTCCACATTTTGAGCACATACAACCTGTAATGAAGGATTGAACTTTTTAGCGAAACTTTCACCGTCCCCGTATCTATTTACTACTAACCGTGTCCTTTCCGAAAGCTTTTGCGGCATATTCGAGGATTTCACGGTCTGTTTGTTCCTCTCGTGATTTTGCCCCGTTTGGAATTGCCGGATAGTTTCTGCTATTATTGTTGTCATAATTACCTGATATTACTTTCTCAAAATTCGTTGGTTTGATAAGCCAATCGAAAGATGCTGTCCAGCCTTTTTTGTTCTGACCTTTCAAGAAATCGCTTTGATATGCCCTATGAATCATGTCGGCAAACGTCTTTTTGCCATAAGATTTTATACGTGCGTTAATCATCCCTTTACGGCTATCAGAAAGCGGAGTCCTGACCGTACCAAATACACCTTTTGTTTCTTCATTGAAGAATTTGACAAGTTCGGAGTAATCGATATGTTCGGCGTGGGGCTGCGAAGTCCCACATACAAGAGATTCGTCAGAATCTCCTATATTATTTTCTTTCTTATCTTTATTAACTTTGTTTCCTTGCTGTTTCCGAGGTGTTTCCTTAGTGTTTCCTTGCTGTTTCTTTTCCGTTTCCTCTCGTATTATTTGCGAATTGTATTTATCGTAATTACAGATAGTTATAACGGTTTGTCCTGTTTCCTTTGGTGTTTCCTTTATTATCATTTTGTCCTGTATCAGTAGATCCAAGAATGAATTTACCTTCTTTGTAGACCACTGCCAACGACCAGCTAAAAACCGCAATGAAGCAAGAATCTGGCCCCTCTTAACCTCTATAAACCTATTGCCGATAAGTTGTTTCGTGTCTTCAAATCGTGCGCTCTGAATCAAATCAAGCCATGCTTCAAACCTCGAATATATGCGCTCTTCGCACCACAATTGGTGCTCAAATAGTCGCCTGCTAATAGGTATGTAATATTCCATAATCAAATCGCATAATCACAGTTTCGTTTGCTGTCGGCAACGAAACGCCTGTTGAAAAAACTACATAGAACCACTTTGGGATTCCCCATTGATACCTTGACCGGCTTCCCTCTCTTACATTTTGAGCAGGTATCCGGACGGATGGCCTGTCGTTCGTTCTTCTTTACCATATCTTTAGAATCTTACGTTTGTCAATTGTCTTCCTCTTGAAAACACAGCCCACTTTCCGTTACCCGTGTCTTTCAAATGCAAATCGGAAACTTCACCGAAACGGTTGATGTTACCGCATAAATCCACAAACCATGCGGCTTCCTTATCTTTATGAGGACGGATGCAACGACCTACAATCTGGTAATACATCGCAAGTGACATGGTAGGTCTGGCCATAACAACTGTGTCAAGTTCTGGGTAATCAAAGCCGGTAGTAAGTACACCAACATTGGCTACTACAGGTATTTCCCCGACCTTGAACATTTCGAGTATTCTTTCACGTTCCTTCTTTGGAGTATCACCGGAAACAATGACACATCCGGGTATGGACATCGTCAATCGTTCCGCTTCTTTCAAAAACCGGGTAAATACCAAAATACCCTTCCTCTTGCCTCCTGCTTTCGGATTCATCAGCCTTTGGACGATATGAACGATGTAACTATAAAAGTCTATCCGTTCATATTCCTTTTGGACTGACTTATCGGTATAGTCGGCTCCGGTAGTGTTTATCTTCAAATTGAGTTCGTTCCATCCGGTAGGATTCATCGGATAGTAGTTCACCTTTGAGAGATAGCCCATATCAAGCAAGGTCGATACCTGTACATGATAAATGACCTCTGAAAACACATGGGGCTTTGTCCGGGTTATGAATTTTAGCATAGAGCCGAAGTCACGGCTGGAACTCAAACGATATGGCGTTGCCGTTAATCCAAGAACCTTGCACTTCACAGCATCGAAGAAATCCTTGTACATTCCCTCTATCGGATTCACAAGGTGACACTCGTCCACGATGATATTCTTGAAGTGGGCAAAAAGTTCCGGATGGCTTTTCACGCTACCGATGGTTGCGAATGTTATCCGGCTTATCTCTTTTGAATTGAAGGAGGCGGAATAAATGCTACAATCGAGAATCCCGTAAGAACAAAGTTTCTTGAAGTTCTGTTCGACAATTTCCTTGCTCGGCTGGAATACCAATGTATGACCGTCAAGTCTTGAAGCGATGTCAGCTATGATAAGGCTCTTTCCGCTTCCTGTAGGCAATACCATGATAGCATTTGTTTTCTTCGCCTTGTTATTGAAGAAAGAAACGGCAGCATCAGAGGCTTTCTGTTGGTAATCTCGTAATACATAACTCATAGCCCTTTCTCCTTTCGTAACTTCTTATTAAGTGCTTTGTAATACTTGATTAATTGTTCGTACTCAAAATCAGTCATTTTAGTAGTACCAGCAGCTTTCACTTTTAGTAAAGCAAATTTCTGTTGTCCGATTTTATCAATCAGATTCACCCGATACCCTTCTAAATGGTCGGCTTTGAATCTATTGCAGTGTCGGCATTCGGCATGACAATTGTTTTCATCAAAACGGGTCGCCAAATGTGTACGACTGAAATAGTGGCCACAATCAGCTTGTTCAAAGGGCTTTATTTGCCCGCAACTGATACATCGAAAAACCCCATTAGGCATACAATCACGAAGCCGGATGAAAAGGGAAAACTCTTTATCAAGTTTTGCCTTCAAATCCGGCTTCTTCTTTACTGTTATACCAGCTTTGTCAAACAGTGGCAAAGGCTTGTCTTTCTTCTTTGCCTTTTTTCTTTTTATGTAGTACGGCATATTTAGAATAATTTATTTGTTGCAGCGACCGGACTCAAACCGGCATCTAAAGTGCAACCCTTACGGGTGTGGCTGCCATTTCCACATTATGCAACACACCGCCATGTAAGCAAGCCATATCTTCACAGACCGAGCTTGCCGAATTAAATGAATCTATTGAATCAAATTTATTATCACTCTGTCTCAACGATGATAGATAACTGGCCACAAGCGGCCCCGTTTTCAATTTCTGACTTTGTTGCGATTGCTACTGCGTAATCGTAACCCATTTGTTCAAGTTGTTCTTTAATCTTTTCCATAACTCTGAAAATTAAAATGTTCATACTAAATTCACTCCCTCGATAATTCCGTTACCGAGATTGTTTTTCTCCGATATGTTGTTTGGATTTATTGGGGATAGCTTAACAAAGAAGTACTCTTTATCAAAATATTTCTCCAGTTTTTCCGTATCAAAATCTGATTCATTCACCAACGTAAGATTGATAGTAGTTTTCAGGTTACTTTCGGTTCGAATCCGACCAAGTTCTTCTATACTCATCTTCTTTGGATAAGGAATAAGCCAGTTTCGTTTCTCTTCATCAAAGCTATGCAGACTGATTTGAAGCGTCACATTGCCTTTAACGAAAGAAAAATCGCTCCCCTTGATTCCAATCGTTGAAACATAATGGTGAGTGTTCGGATATATTTCAGAAATACGCCCGATAGCTTCCTTTACGGCTTCAATGTTCAAGAATGGTTCTCCCATACGGGTATAGTTTATCTTGAACTCATTGGCATCGCAAGGGTCGAATCCAGCCTGCTCAATGGCAAATTCCACCTGACCGACAATCTCATCAGCCGTAAGGTTGCGATAGCGTTTCATATTACCTGTAGCACAAAACTTGCATCTTACAGGACATCCGCTCATTGTCGAAACGCCAATCATCCAGCGTTCGGAACGACTTCCCAAGTTATCATTGTCAAGGAAGTTTTGTTTCCTTCCTATCGCATCTTTCGTGTAGTACGGAAGAAACGTATCAGTCGTCTCTACAAGCATACCGTCTTCAAGACGTAAACAATACACTGTTCCATTCTTAAAACTCTTACTTTTTACTATATTCATAATCAATCAAAGTTATAGTTGTCAAAATCATCACTATCTACAGGTATATCATTACCAAAATCCATTGAGTGATACCAGTATTCCATATAATCCATGCTATCCATAATGTTTTAATTTTTATTATTTGTTGATTTGGTGGGAAGCCGGGGAATCGAACCCTAGAAACACATATACATATCATGGCTACTTACCTTTCTTCCCATTTGCCCCGACATATCCTCACGGACGGAACAGGGCTGTTTCTACTCTAAAACTAATACCATGAAAAAACAATATGCTATTATTCTATATAGGCTATTGAAAATTCTTTCGGGATGAATCGTCCTACCGGAATAGGTTTTGCCGATTCTATAGCTGTATGGATTTCCCTCTTTCTAAACTCATGTCCATTTTCTTTGGCTTGTTTCTCACATTCTTCCTCTTTATTTTTGAGGTAGTGAGTAATAAGCATCATCGCCCTATCAACGTTAAAAGTGTTCACGACAAAAGTTTGAACTCTTTCATCTTCATTTTCTCCATTCATGAAGGTAATTTTCGTCTCAATTTGGTAGAACTTCCTTTCGTCAGGCTTGGATTCTTCATCTTCCTGATTCTCTTCATCCATCTTATCAAGATATTCTTCTGTAGTAATCTCTTCTTTGAGGTAGGCTATCGAAGCGTCGTCCACCTTGCGTTCTTTCAAAGTATCGGTGAGAATTACACAGGAATCGAACTCTTTTACCATAGTCAGAGTGAATCCGAACAAATAGTTTAGTTCGATATAGTCTTTCAAGATAAGGCAAGCATTCTCCAACCCTGTTGCGTAAAGCAGGAACTTGCTTTTCTTACCTCCTATTTCCGCTTGGGCAATATGCGGATATAACACATTATTTTCATTCTCGAACGCCAAACGGTTCTGATTGCTGACTTCCACTTCCCTGATACCGTCAGCTTCCATGCTGAAACGAATTTTCGCCAAAATGTCTTGGTCTATCAGCGTACCACGGTCGAAAAGAATTTCATTCCGTTCAATCGTTACTGTTTCACCGGTATCTTCATCAATGAAAGATTCCTCCCATGTTTTGAGGACGCGTTTTGCAAGATACATGTTGAGCATCTTCTTTGGGTCAGATGTCACATACCGGATTTCTGTTTTTCTTGTTTCTATCATAACTAAATAAATTCTTGATTTCTTTGTATTTCCTGCTGGGCGTATATCAGCATTTGATGTTCATTTGCAGCCGGCAGATAGATACCTGCCACTGATGCACTCCAATTACGGAAACGGTCAATACTCAGGGTCATTTCACCTGTTGTCAGTTCGGCAGAACTGCGTAAATAGGTTACTTCATTGCCTTTCTTGTTGACCGTCTTACGTTCAAACAAATCACGGTTGCAAGTCCTCTTATAAAAATCAATTTTTGCTTCATCGAGGCTGCAACCGTATTCACTACCGAAATACCCTAAAAGAAGATGCAAGTAGCTGTTTTGGGCAAGCGTGCGGTTAGGAAGCTTCTTTTTTACTTCCACAACGGCCCGCTCCTTGAACAGTTTATTTACATACTCCTTAAACTTGGGTATTTGGTATTCATTTTTCAAGTCGTATATCATCCATTTCCAAAGATTTTAGTATCGGTTATAAGTGCTCTGTTTTCTTCCAAGAACCGGATAAACTCCTCACAATGATTAGTAAGAATAGGAATATCACGTTCAGGATTGAAAACGTATGTTTCTGTATAGGTATCTACCACATAGCCGCCTTTGTTGAACTCTACAATGTTATACTCAAATGTCCGTACATCAGAACCGTTCTTCATTAAAGCGTATGGATATACTAAATGCTGGTGGTGATCTTTGAACTTTCCCACGGTATAACTACCGGTTGTTTTGATGTCGTGAACACTGGTAGGCATCAGTTCGTCAATCAGACCGTAAACCAATACATTGCCGTATGCAGTCGGAAGGATTGCCTCTACACGTTGCTGCGTCAACGCCCCTTTGTAGTAATTTGCGAACTCACGACAAAGGGATATAGGAAAGACAAATGAACGATTGTTATAAACGGCTTTCAAGGCTATAACCTTTTGCTCGCCATTCCCTATATCAGAATATATCTTTTCTACCTGCACCGTTTCAGATTTCCGGTTCTCAATCATACAGTCAATGACCTCATTAAAAGCCGTACCCTTGTCGGCAGCTTCGCTGTCAAACGGTTTACGGTTAATACGGTCTATCAGTTCTTGAAACTGCTTCTGCCGAAACTCTTCTTCCGTACATGGTGGATTCTCACTCCACCCATAATAACGCTCATATATGACATCGCTATTAAGGTAATTGAAGTAAGAATCCAATAATGTTGCATATATCTTATACTTAGGCTGCATCTGAATAAGTTTTAGTCTCTTTGTTAAAAATCAGTCCTAATTCTTTCGCCTTAGCTGCCAACATCATTGAGGCTTTCATCTTTGAACTTCCCACATGGTTGAAATCATCAATATGGGCGATAAAGTCATTCGCTGAAGCTGCGTCGGCAACTAATTCTAAACAACCTGTTATATCAGATAGCACTTTGTTATATGCTTCTTGTTCAGCCTTTTTTGATTGCAACATAGTAAGATATGGAGCAATAATCCGAGTAGAGATAAAATCATTCTTGGTCGTCGGATTGCCGTTTTTGTCAAGGATGGTAGGTACTTCCATCACTGAAGGCAAGTTACAAGTATTCTTTCCGTCATTCCTTGATGTCGGATCGAAAGTAATAGTACGTCTCTGCACTCCTCTCTCACTCTTCATTTCCAAGTAACCTAACAAATCAAGTTCGGTGACGATGGAGTTGTAGGACTTCTCACGTAAGGCAGGAATAAACACCGTATCATCACCCTCTTTTCTTGTGTCACGATGGGCAACAAAAATGATATGTTTCTTCAGACTTGATAGCGTTCTTGTCATCCAAGAAAATTCAGCATTGATACCGCCCCAATCTCGAATAGATGGCTGCCTGGTTCCACATTTATAAGTGATGATAAAATCCATCATCTTACCAATGGTATCAACCACAATAGTCTGATAAACAGACAAATCTTCTTGCAAAACCAGCTGAACATCATTCCAAGAAGTGACCTGTACAGTGTCAATATTCTCCAAATGAGCCATATTCATACGCTTAACACCATTGTCAAAATCCAACAACAGAGGCTTTGGTGCACTCAAAGCTACTGTGCTCTTACCCATACCTGCTTGACCGTAAATCATCATCTTTACGTTTGTTGGAATATTCAATTCCGTTGATTTTCTGATTAAACTCATGATTGTTATATTTTTAGTTAGTAATTATATTAGAGACTTCAATAAAGGATCTATACCATCCTTCAATTCTTTAAGTTTCTTCAGCGAATAAACTTTAGGACTATTCCTATGTACACCAGCCCTTTTCCAAGTCAATGCTCCCGTAGCGCACTGATGAGCCAACCACCTTCTACCAAATCCAAGTCGTATAGCTTGCGTTTCCGTAATCTCATCAATGACCGGATCCTTGGAGATCGCATATTCGCTGACAGCTTCTTTCGCGGCCGCTTTTATTATTTTCTGTAATTGCCAAACGTCAAGTTCCATATAATAAAGGCATATTACGCCCTCTAATTCTTACACGAACACGGGCGATAAGTTCTACATTGGCATTAGAACGGGTTCGGATTTGTTGCCGTTTCATGTCTAAATGACTATCAACACAAAGAATAATCAAAAGTACACAAGCAACAAATGATCTCATGGCCGGCGAAAAGTCCAGCGTCAACCGGATACCTGATATCCTCTCGGCTAACTTTAATGCCAACTCCCTCCCATTCCGAACACCCAAAATTAAAAATGCTGTCTGAAGCTGGTTATTTATCGTACTTACTGCACGATGCTTCAATACGGCAATCTCCTTTTTTTCATACCCGGCTGCGTACATTTGTGCTGTAATGTCACATTCGGGCGTTAACTCGGTAAATACTTTCATAATCGTGTGTATTTAAAGTTTGAATCAGGAATCTCTAAATACTGTAACTATCCCTTTCGGAACATTAGTTTCCGATCTCCACTTATGTCCATTTTTGTACCCTTGTGCATTAAGCAATGAAACATTGTTGCGCACTGTGCAGACTTTATCGATAGGAAATTCTACTTTCTTCCCTTTCTTTAAGTCTCTCATACGAGGCATAATTTCCACTTTTTTCTCCATAAACTGATTATATTTAATTGAATGTGGACGGAACCGGTAACGATCCGGCATACACACTTCCGGCTGTGTGCAGAGCATTCCATACGCCCGCCCGTTTGCCGGGGTTTTCACCCGGCTGCTTTTGCTAATCTAAACACAAAACGAATTAAACAACTTCAAGAAAAGCCTTAATAGCCAACATTTTCTTTTCAGCTAACACTTTGGCTGCTTCTTCTCGATTTTTCCAATCTTTATAAAGTTCGAGGTCCTTTTTTGTACTTTCGAGGTCTTTATTAAGAGACGACACCAATTCAATCAGTTCCTCTCTTGTCATTTCTTCAATACCTTTTGTTTCCATATACATTATTATTAATAGTTACCAACTTTTTTCTTTATAAATGGCGATCGTTAGAATAACCGACATCACGAATGTTAATACGTGAAACGGATTAAAGAACATGCCAACAAAACAGGTAGCCGACATCAGTACTGCGCAGATGAATAAAATTAGCTGCACTCTTGAATAAAAAATTACCTTCATGACTGTTTGATTTGATTTGTGCCCTCCGGCTGATTCGATCAGTAGCTTCGCGCCTCTTCAGAGGGTTTTCTTAACTTTGTGGTGCAAACTTTAAAAATTAAGAAGTATGAAATCAGAAAAGTACCTGAGCATGGCTAAAGACATTCGTTCTAAAGTCGAAGATTTACTTGACGAGTATAACACCTTTGAACCATCAATAAGCAAGATGTTTCTTGATGGACAACCGTTATATGAACAAGCTATAAAATTTACCCACTTGGTTTATTCATTTGATCCAAATCTGCCTTTAAATAGAGAGTTGGTAGATCTGCCAAATAAATGCAAAGGGTGTATAATTAAAACGTTTCCGCAAGAAAACGATGTCTTTAAAAATTTCTTGTTCCTTTTGAAATGCTTCACTGATTATCTGGAGACTTTTCATGACTAACTTTCTCTCCGCGTAAAAGGTCCAAGTAAGAAGTAACCGCTTTCTCGGCATCTTCTTTTATGTACTCCAAATTTTTCAGACAATTGATTGGCAAATCTTCAACATGTATGGATATTGTCAATTGATTGTCTTTTTCTTGATGTTTTAGTTCAATGTTGTAATTCATGTGCTATGATATTTTAATTATCTTTTCTTCTTGCTTATTATTTCAAACCTCACAACGCCAAGTTCTGTATATGCGCCGTATTCAATCCAATATGTCCCACGAGCCGCGTTTATTTTAGGATCATATTTACTATCAAATAATAGCGTCTTTGTGCTACCATCAATATAATGCGCACTTACTTTATATTCATAAATAGGCATTTTGGAGTACCTATAAAGGCCTATAGCAAAAACTATAAGACCTGATATAGCGACAGCTATTAAAAAGTTTCTTATAATAAGATAAGGTTTGTAACCATCGGCATATTGATGAAAAAAAAGTGCTCCAAAAGCACCACCTGCGAATATAAATACACCTAAAACTTCCATATCATTTATTTTATTTGTACCCGGCAGCCCATCCGATAGGCAGCGTCACGCTTTCAGAACCAGGTTGTATTTTGAAAAGAGGCAACGGTTAACCAATGTCTGACACATAACACCGCAAGGAACTTGCCCCTTTGACAATTCTTTTATCTATAATGTATCCCTGTGGGTCATGGCTCAAAGCTCACCACGTTTATACATTATACTTTGTAATCCTTTCGCTTAAACTCCATTTCTGCGAGTGCTAAGGTTGAAATAAGACAAAGAACTTACTGTGGGCATCCGGGAATCGAACCCGGTCAGAAACGCCTTTCTTCACCAGCCGAACACTTTCGGCTCATGCCCTTTGCTTTAGTAAATCGTTATGAAGTTTTCTACTTTGAACGATCTGAATCCGTTCGCCTCAATATCGAAATAGCGAACCGTCTTGTAGTTTTCAGAACCAGTACCTTTGATAAGATTCTGAATGTCTTTAAGCGTACCTTTGGCTTTGCGAAGTGAACCATCAGACTTTTCATAGGCGAATGATACGATACCTTTGTGCATTTGTTTTGTCAAACGGTACAATGCCCATGCGCGTGAAAGACATACCGCGAACGCTTTACCTGTTGCTTTCATAAGTTCGTAAGCCATGCAAAATACTTTGTGTCTAAAATTTGAAGTTTTCATAATCGTGTGTATATTAAAGTAGTCCAAAGACTACCGGTTAAAACTTGATACAATGTGGTGAAACTTTGCTTTATCCACCCCTCTAAATGAGGCTTCATTAAGAATGTGATCAGCGACATTATCATTAACCTTGATTGCTTTTAGCGTATTAATATCAATATGATAAGGTTCGTCGGTTGGCTTTGCGAGAGGCACGTAGCCTGTAAACGGAAAATTTCGTCTGCCGATTGGCCAAACTATATAACCATGAGGATATTCATCTACAATCTCGAAAATATCTTTACGATTGTAATTCTCAGTAACTAATATATTCATAATCGTGTGTGTTTATGTGTTAGTATAAATAGTTGTTCATTGCTTCGTAGCCACCAAATATTTCGGCAACAGGATCGTTAGACCAATCCAGTGGGGTGAGATATTCAACCTCTCTTTCGAGAGTTTCTATTTCATCAGAGAGGATTTTCACGATCTCTGACTTGCTGTCTACATTATATACATAGCAGACTTCTTCTTCGCTAATCGTGCTCAACGCTTCTAACTCGCCTCTTTTGTTTTCGAGTTCTGCTAATGCTGTTTCATAAGATCGTGCCATAATCGTGTATTTTAATATGTTTATCCTATTTACTTTATTAAATCAATCTTGTATCTTTGTCGTGATTGATTGTTTGATGATGCAAATATAATACTATTTGGTATCATCAAATACTAATCAGTATTAAATATTATACCATTTAGTATTTTTAACTATATGACAATAAATGAAAGATTTGCTGAGATACTTAAAACAAAGAATATCAGCGTTAAAGAAGCATCCGTATTAATAAGAAAATCAGAGGTATATGTTCGCAAGTTAATGCGAGCAGGCGAAAGCTTTGGTATAGAACCCGTGCTTCTAATACTAAACAGTATAGAAGATATTAATCCTGATTGGCTTCTTAGAGAAAAAGGAAGTATGTTTAGAAGTCAATATAACACCGAAGAACCAGCCCCCATCACCTCCGAGCGTTTACTTTCTATCATTGAGAGCCAGCAGAGAACTATCGAGAACCTTTCAAAGAAATGAAAGAATACACACCAATAGAGAAAGATACTATACTAAGGTGCTTTTATCTTGGAGTTTCCGTAAACTACCAATCATGCCAAGATATTATCAACATTCTTGTATCTGATGGATATGTAGTGCTACGTACATCCGTAAACGGAAGGGCATATCATATCACAGACAAGGGAAAGGGATTCATCTTGCAAGGCCGGGTATGCTAAACAAGACAACGAAAGGAAACAAGAAAAAATAGAAAAATGGAAAACAAGTACCATTAATTGGATAATGGCACTTGTAATAGCCATCGCCAGTTCAATAATAACGCTTATCGTAACAAAACTGCTATCGTAATAAGACTACCGAATATGGCGCCTAACATACACATGGATACGAATAACCGGCTATTCATTTTTACCAATTCATTCGTGACCTCGTTTCTTGTAACCCTTAGTATAGCCTTGATTTCTTCAAAATGACAGTTTGAATCTTGCCAATAATCTTCATCCATAACCTATATAGTTTAAAATTTGCATCACCAATATTTCAAAGAACGACAAAATAGGATGTTCGTCCTATTTACTTGTTTCAATCATCTTTGCATCTTTGTTGCGTGATTGATTGATGATGCAAATGTAATCAAATATATTACATGTAATACTTTTAGATTACATTATTACAATTAATTAACACTTTAAGTATTACACGCAAATTTCTGCTAACAAAAAACCTTTAATAATTTTAAAATATGAGAATCAATAGACTAAACATTGGAGAAGAAGTCCGCAAAAAGGTGGATGAGAACGGCTTATCAAAGGCTAAATTCGCTGAATTACTGGGTATTGCAAGGCAAAATATAGAAAAAACCGTATTTCAGAAGCATAGTCTTGATACAGATTTACTTTGTAATATAAGTGAAGTGTTGAATTGTAATTTTTTTAATTACTACAGACCAGACAATTCATGTAATAAAAAAGATTACACGGAGCAAAAGGAGATAAAGGCAACATTGTCTATAGAAATGGGAGCTGAGAAAAAAGAACAGGTGCTTAGATTCGTATTCGGAGATAATAATATTGAAATATTGAATAAATGATATGGTGGATTTTATTGAGAGCATAGGCGATTTTACAATTTTAAAACAAAGTGAAATCATTGTTTATAACGATAGTGAAATAAATATAGAACTAAGAGAAAATGATAAACCTCTTGTTCTTAAAATTTATTTTGTAAACAAGGGTGGTAGAAAATCCTCTGTTTTGGAAGAGGTTAACGATAATACGTTAAGCCTCAAATTTGTGAATTTTGAGAAAGAAAACTCATTGGGTGGAATTTTTGAGCCTTTAAGAGTAGGGATACTTGATAATGGTGAAATATTATATTTCAATTGTGTAATTTATACATTGAATGCGAGTGAAGGCAATCGACTTTTAAAATATTCTTTTTTAAAAAAGAAATGATATGGAATTTGACAGTAATATTCATATACCTGAAAATAAAGAACGATCTCTTAACGAGTGGAAAGTTGGAACCATAAATAACATTGTAGGATCGGGTGATAACGCAAAACATTCAATCGTAACAATTACTATTATGTGTGGATTTGTATCAATCTTAATTGTAACAGTATTAGTCGTTATAAACTATTGGTGTTTTAGAGATTGTGAAAATAAAGTACCTGATATAGTAGGCGATTTAAAAAACATATGGGAGATTGTTATCCCACTAATAACATTGGCTTTAGGATATGAGTTCGGAAAATCCGAAAAATAGTTTTACAAGAAATAAAATCAATGTTTGCACTTAAACATTATTTAACCTTAGTGCGATTTCGCGTACATTATATAGAGTGGTTATGAAGAAAGAGAGTTGGGCGTTATTATTAAGTTCTGTAGCTGTACTTATTAGTTTAGTTGCAATATGTGTAGCTTGTCCGCATAAAGCAGAATTGGGATTTGATTACCAAGGAGTGATAGTAGGAGTATTATCATTGTTAGTGACAATTCTAATAGGATGGCAGATATATACATTTATAGATATAAATAAGAAAAGCAAGGAATTAGAAGAAGCTAAGACCGCGGCACTCATAAGCACGGAAAGAAATAACGCTTTAACAACCAATGCTATTTCTGATTTTTATTATTACATTTTACTTAAGTCTGATCCTTTAGGAGTTGAGTATCGATTTTTAGATTACAGAATAAGCTCATTATACCACTTTTCGAATATCGGAGAAATTGAGACTTGTAATACAATAGTTAAGGTGCTTTTGGAGATGATTGTTGTTCCAGAAGATATCAAGGTTTTAGAGAGTGGGAAAAATAGAATACTTATGTTGCTCACAAAAGTAAAAGATACAGATAAAATTATAGGATATGAAGAATTAGTTTCGAGAATTGCACGATTAGGTATTATGCCTAAGCAATCAAAGTAATTTATGTAAGCTTTCAATTATCTCATCTTGGACTTTCTTATACTCTTCGGGAGATAACAGTTTTAATCCCGAATATTGAAGTAGATGGTTCAAATGACATGGAAAAGAAGCGTTAACATTGCGTCTATTCCAAATATCACATTGAATTTGTACATCTGATTTATAGCGTTCAATTGCTAAATTCAGAATAGACTCTTTGGTAGCCTGTTGATACGGAAGTTTATTATTGTCATCCATAGTGATAAAGCAAAGACGACAACCCCAAAGTTGCGGTTTGAGGAAGTCGCCTATATAGTCCCTTACGGGAACAGTTTAACAATTTAGTCGGTATCATCCGCAACTTGATTCCGACACAAAGATAATAAAAATGATATATCATTGATGTTATGTATAATTTAAAAGGCTTAAGAAAAGAAGTTAATAAGACACAATCTGAAATTGCTGTTTTATTTGGTTGCAAGCAAAACAATATTTCTATGCAAGAAAAAAGCGATAGAGATTTAACGACTGAGCAAATGGATGTTCTACGAAAGAATTTTGGAGAAGAAATTGTAAATAAATATTATTATAAAATCTCCACTTCTAATGTAGAAACCATAAACAACGAAAGAGAATCTACTTTAAAAAGTAGTTCAGATTCTTTTCGTGAAAAAAAACGAATCCCTTTTTATGATGACGTTGCAAGCATTGGAGGTGTCAACACAATGGTCGCAGATAATTCAGGTCACATAGCTCCTTCCGAATTGATAGACGCCGGCGACTGGTTCCCAGAAGCAACCGCAGCAATCCGTCATTATGGAGATAGCATGATTGAGTATCCAAGTGGTAGTATCCTTGCATTAAAACGAGTAGAAGATAATAGATTGATAATATGGGGACGCAATTATTCTATTGAGACTACAGAGTTTAGGATAACAAAAAGACTTCAAGATGGAGGAGAAGACTACATTCTCGCGTACAGTAGCAATGAAAGTACATATTCAGACGGAAGATTGATTCATTCTCCTATCCGGATTCCTAAAGAAACCATAAGACATATAGACCTGGTATTAGGATGCGTAACAAAGGAGTACAGCAATGGTCCTATAAAAATCATCAAACAATAAACAAACTAATTACAAACAAAATGAAGAAAACACTATTTTTTCTATTTATTTTTATTTCTGCAAATGCACAGAATAAACGAACTATAAATCTTGAAATAGCCGGTACTCTTTTCTCTAAGATTAATACAGAAATCAATAATATTTCAGACATTACATTAACTGGCAACATTAACAATGAAGATATTATTGTACTTAGGAATATGGTGCAAAATGGATCTTTAGAATATGTAGATATGTTCGATTCTTATATTCACGGAGAAGGAGATGAAGACAATGTCATACCGGAAGAAGCCTTTAAGAATTGCACTAATCTAAAATCTATCATACTGCCACAAAAAACATTGGCACTTGGATACGAGTCTTTTTACATGTGTATTTATAACCATAGAACAACCAAAACTAATCAGAAATATCCGAGTGTAAATCT